TCATCTATACATTCGGTTCGTTTGTATTAGTAGTGGATGGTAACATGCTTATCGATGAAGATGGCGAGCGGTGGATTCGGGAATAATTGACAGCCATATCACTTACCTAACAACTTAATCAAGTTCCTTCTAAGAACCCCTACAATCGTCTTATAGTCGCTACTAGTCTCTATACTGATAGTGTTCATGGATAGGCCCCTAGCATAAGATATCAATAGATCATATTCAGGTTTTGGTATCTCTACTTGGATGTCTAGGGTTACCTTATCCTCAGAGTCGAATTTGTAGGGGCGATGGCCGAACTTTCCCATAATTCAATCCTCACACCACAAAAGCAAAAAAAAACAGTAACATTGACAAAACTAGGATTATGGTGTACAACACATTAACTTTCCTTGGTGTTTTCTCAATGTAAAGAATGTCTGGATGTCTGTGGAATTGGTGTAATTGAGAGAATGGATAGTCAGGATCTGTTTCAATCTTACCCATCATAGTCCCGTTTCTCATATCTTCTTCCATTTTCTTTGTTAGTTCATTGAAGTCTTCTGGTGTTATTATGTTCACTGTTATTCCCTCCAGTATTGTTCATCCTCAAGCCAGATATACCCACATCCTTGACATATACATTCATATCCTAATGTATTCCCTTCGTCGTGCAGATATACCACAAAGCAATATTTAAAGGTAATAGTCCCCATGTTTCATTATGAATTATAAATACTACCCACAATCCTTGAGCAAATAATCCAACATATAACCCAGATATAATCTGTCTTGAAAGAAGATACATATACAATATTGTTACAAGAGATATTAATAAATCTAACATACTACCGCCTCCAGTTCTCCTCACCTAACGGCGTAGGCCGGCCGCACCGGTTACACTTCATCACATACATTAGATGAGCATTACCACACTTTGGACAGACCCATGGTAGCGGCATCATTTGGGTTATGTCGATATCTATAGGAACGGTGGTAAGGTCCTGGCCGCCCATCGGCCGCCGGCCATGCCGGGTGCTCATTGGTTCTATGCTGCTCTCTGCTAGTTTGTGGCCTGATGCCCAGGCCCATGGTGCTACGTTTCGTCCTTCAAAGGTCATGTCTTCCAAGTCCTCCTATAATCTTATAATCTGGATTTCTCAACACTGACCCATATGTCGCCAGTGCCAGAGAAATCACACAGTCATCATGATAGCCAGGGGGAGCATTGTACTTGATTGCCCCGGTTGCGCTGATCTCAAAGCCAAAGATCCTAAGCTCGTTGGTCAGTACCGGGATATCAGGATATGAGATTTGATTCTGTTCTATGGCAATACTAAGCCCTTCGACAAGTTGTTTCTTTGATTCATTAGTGAACTTATACCCCTCTACGTTCAGGCCGTAGTTCCATTCATTAGTGAACTTATACCCCTCTACGTTCAGGCCGTAGTTCCTCATATCTTCAAAGATGGGATCGCCTACGCCGGTACTATCCAGGATTACCCTGGCGTTGTACTTCTCAGCCTTTGCGATTATGCGCTGCTTCTGGAAGGACCAGTCAATCTGATTGAACCGCTCGAAGTCCACTAGTTCGCCTCGTTGGTTAAGGACACACAGGACTGTGAAATCTACATACTTGGCGACATCTACACCAGGTGATAGCTCGCCTTTGATACATCCCTCAACTCCCCGGAACACCGCCCCGATCTCATCGAGGAACTCTGCAAGGAATTCCTGACGATATATCATCTCTGGCAGGGTTCGCCTAGCTTCATCAATCTCTTTGGGATCTATGTAAGGATTGGCAGCCGTGGGAAAACTCCAACTTTCATAATCTGGGAACTCTGGATCTTGTCCCCGGGTCCACATATCAAAGAACCAGTTATGGCCTTTTGGTGTGCTTATGAAGATACCTTTGCCTTGCTTGTCTGCAAGTGCTGGGCGCAGTGCTTCCTCCCATACGTCCTTCTTGACCATGGCCGCTTCATCAACAATTACCAGATCTATACCCTCCCCTCGGAGTGTGTCGGGATTATCACCAGACTTAATCCAGATAGTTGATTCGTTTACCAATTCGATGTATTTCTCAGATTTATTCACTGATTTTATAATTTCTTTAGGTAAGAAGAATTTGAATTTACGCCAGTTGATCATAGCCTGGGCGAAGACTGGGGCCACTACCCATTCAATAGATCCCGGAGGCAGGGCAACAGCTATCTTGATCGCTTCGTTTACTGCCGCCTGGGACTTCCCGAACCTGCGCCCGCTGTTTAGAGTGCGGAATCTGGCAGTAGAATCATGAAACATCTTCTGCGCTAGGTGCGGGCTGTATGGTATCGTGATTGTCTTCATCTTTATCTTTATTCCATTGCAGGGATATTCCAATATCTCCACTATGCTCTACTTTCTGCTTGTCGAAGCCCAACAGCTTACTCTTCATCTCCTCAAGCTTAGTCCATTCGTCTTTCTTTACAGTCGTTTCCTGTTGCTTAGAATCAATCCTGCGGAGCATTCCGGCCAGAGTGTGACGTTCAAGTGAGAGGGTAATATCATCAACAGCCTTTAAAAATTCGGGGTCTAACTTCCAGCGAGAAATAGAAGATTCTTTCAAGTGAAATCTTTTTGCAATTTCTCTTTGTGTTTCGGCGCCTTCCGCTAGTGCTCTGATAACTTCCTTTTTTCGCTCAGACCATTCTGACTTTTTCGCTTTATTTCGCATGAGTGATTACCTCTGATCTTCCATTTGGGAACCTTGTATCGATCTCTGCCACGATAGCAGCGTCTGTCTTAAACTCCGTTCGTATCTTCGAGTATATCTGCACATAGAATGAGGATATCTCAGTATCTGATATCGCCTGTCGCCCTGTGCACATTGGATGATCTTCATAGTACTCATGGAGAATATGTAACTTCTTGGCCTTCTGTATTGCGCTGATCTTCTGTAGTGGGGTGCGTTTCGTCATGATCGACCTCCATTCGATGGATTGTATTTTCTACTGAAGAATCCCTGCCGAAACTCCCTATACCAGGGATGTTGTTCGCAAGTATAGTCACATTTTTTCTTACAGTTTTCGTGTATCATATTATCATCCCCTTCTATCAGGAGAGCTTGCAAACGCACTTGCACAACCCACCTTTATATCACACCCATCACAGTTGCCTTCTCCTGGCTTTCCAAAACACGGCGGTTTCTTACTTGCAGATGAAACGTTTTGTTTTGTCAGAACCCCCCCCCCATTGTTTCCACTGGAACACCTACACTTAAGACCACGGTCGATCAGTGAATAGATCCCACCACTGAATGATTTTATCCCGTTCATTTCCATATATCTAAGGATGTTCTTCTGTTGTTCTGCGTCAATACTTACCGATTTCTGTTTAGTTGACATAACAAGTAATAGTAGTTATTGTTATAAATACCTTACTATTATTAATATAAAATAACTAAATAATAATAACTACAAGTAATATAGTTAACTATAAATACTATTAACTAACATATAGACGATAGTACACTTTTTATCTTTTACGTAAAATCATAACTTTTTATCTTTTACACCCGCAGTCGTTCTTAAAAGTTTCCAGTGGAAATGAAGGGGGGGGTCTAGTCTAAAAATATATAGATAGTTATAGTGGAAATTACACAATAACTATCTGAAAAAAAGGAATATTAAATTCTGCTTAGATAATGCCCTGCTTTTTAAGGCAGGGTAGTTGACTTCAATCTATATTCAATATGGTCTTATAGTTGACCCGGCACCACTGCAAGACCAAATCATGATACAACTCTACTGCCGCCTGCCTGGTCCCAGCAAAATATACAACTACACCCATGGTTATTAACTTCGCGATAGTTCCTCGGCGTGCGGCTACGTTCATACCGAAGTTCGTCTTATTGTAGTTCGTACCGTTGAACGCTGGTTTGAAGCTAAGATATTCACCGTAAGAGCATTCAGCAATAAGTACGAATAGGTTGAAGCGTGGATCCTTCTGATATCGCTTAAACTCAGCCTCGAACCTACGCCGGTTATCCTTCTTCGCAAAAGATGAGTAGAGATCACAT